GCTCGCGCCATCGCCGGGCTTGCCGATCAGCGGCTCGAACTTGCTGTTGGTGTCGAGCACCGCCAGGTTGCTGACGTTGACCAGCACGCCGAAGCGCGCGCGGAAGTCCGGCGTGCTCTGCGCCATCAGGCGCGCCGGCCGAAAGACGTGCAGCGCCTGCTCCTTGCTGGTGGCGCCGTTGTAGACCTGGGCGCCGTGCTCGCCGTCGGCGGTGAGCATGTACAGGCCGATCACCGCCGACAGCGTGCTCTTGGCGTTCTTGCGCGGCACGAACAGGTCCGCCTTGCGAAAGCGGCGCTTGCCGGTGTCGCGGTGCACCCAGCCGAAGATCGAGGCGAGGAAGAACACCTGCCACGGCTCGAGGCGGATCAGCTCGCGCCTGGCGGCCCAGTCGCCGTCGACGTGCGGCATCAGCTCGGCGAAGTGGCACACGCGCGCGGCGGGGCGGTACGGCAGCCCGCTGACGCGGTGCACGAGCTCGGGGTTGAAGACGTAGGGGAAGTCGGCGTCGCCGGCCTCGGCACGCGCCAGGTCGCGCTGGTGGCGCTGGCAGGCCAGGCGCACCCACTTGCATGCCGGCAGGCGGCCGGCGAGCACGTCGGCCGCGTACTGGTGGGCGATGGCGGCGTAGTCGCGCACGGGGGTTGGGCGGGTGGCGGGCGGGTGCCAGGCCGGTGTCAGAGGGCTGCGAAGCCGCCGGCGGGTGCGTCGTCGTCGAGCGGCAGCCGGTACTGGGCATCGTTGCGCGATGCCACCACGCGGGCCCGGGCGCTCGGGTTCATGCCGAAGCAGGCCTCGGCCTGCTCGACGCGGTGCGCCAGCTCGCGCGCCAGGCGCGCCAGCACGGACTCGCGTGCGATGCCCGAGGGCAGCGTCGACCACAGCACGTCGCTCGGGTCGCGGCCGTCGGCCAGCGCCTTGTCCTGCGCCGCGGTGAGCGCGCGCTCGACCTGCTGCCAGCGGCCGTAGACCCGGCAGTAGCGCTCGATCGCGCTGCGGTCGATGCGGGTCAGCAGGTTCAGCTCGAGCAGCAGCGGCGTGACGCGGCGCCACTCGCTGCGCGCTTCCCGCGACAGGTGCTTGGGCATCGGCGGCAGCCCGACCTCGGGGTGCACGCCGTCGGACAGATCTGCAGCGCGCAGCGGCCGGCGCGCCGTGCCCGTGAAGGCGCGGACGTTGTCCGGCATCGGTCGGGGCCCCCTGCTACCCATGGCCAAAAATTCCGAAAACCTGCGCGCGAAAAAATGGCGCTAGCCGCTCGGTTTCCGGTGGGCGCGGCTAGACATTCGACCCACCCCCCCGGCCGCGGGCGGCCTCGCGGGCGGTCTTGCGGTCGCTGCAGCTGCGGCACAGCGGCTGGATGTTCGCGTCGTCATCGCCGCCGCCCTCGGCGAGCGGCTGGATGTGGTCGCGGATCGTCGCAAGCGCGGTGCGCCCCTCGCGCGCGCACTGGCGGCACAGCGGCTCGACGCGAAACAGCTGCTCGCGCTGTCGCTGCAGCGCTCGGCCTGCGGTGCGCTTGACCTGGCGCTCGGTGCGCACCCACGGCTTGGGCTTGTGGGCGACGCACCGGCGCGTGCCGTCGCGCACGAGGGTGCCGCAGACGTCGCAGGGTTTCGGGGGTGCATTGGGCACGAGCGCAAAGCAAAACGCCCGCGCGGGCGGGCCGGCGGGCGTTTCGGGTGGCACATCTTGCTGGTGGAGACACCTCACACCAGCGTGCCTGAAATGTACCGGGTTTCTCTAATCCGTAAAACCCCCTCCGACCCCGATCAGCGGCCCCAGCTCACGGTGGGCCTGCTCGACGCGCGCGTACAGCGTGTTGACCTGGCAGCCCAGGCGCTCAGCCTGCTCGGCGATCGAGGGCTTGAGCACATAGTGCATCACCAGCGTGTTGGCCAGGCGCAGGCTCAGGCGCCGCACACCGCCGTGCACCACGCGCGCGATCGACGGCGCGCCCACCTTGAGCGACGGCAGCACGCCCGGGCTCGGCGGCGACCACTGCGGGTGCAGCACGCTCTTGGTGGGATAGCCCGAGCCATCGCCCACGAGCAGCCACTCTGCCCACAGCTGCAGCGCGCGATCGATCTGCGTGTCACGCGCCATGCGCACCGTCCTTCGGCCTGATGCACACCAGCGCCGTGTCGACGACCGGCACGCCGCTGCCCATCGCCGCCGTCTCGGCCTCGATCGCCTCCGGCCACAGCCGCCCGATCGCCAGCGCTCCCTCGCGGGCGTAGAACCAGCCCGGCTCGCCGGCCAGGCCGCGCTGCTGGCACTGCTGCACCCAGGCGTCGCCCATCTCGGCGCGCCGGGTGCGCACGATGTCGGCCACCCTCGGCATCGCGTCGCGGATCAGCCGGTTCAGCGCTTTCCGGGCTGCTGAGGCTTCCATACTTTCCACACCTCCAGACGTTGATTGACCCCTGCGCGCGCGCGCCTGTGCGCGCCTGCCCGTGCGCCTGTGCGGGCGCGGGACGAAACAGGTGTGGAAGGTGTGGAAGGTATGTAACCGGCCCACTTAGAACGGCACCTCTTCCTCCCCTTCCTGCTGCGCGGGCTGGTCGGACGACGCGGCTTTTCTGGCGGGCCGCTTGTACACGAACCGGGGCACGGCGTTGCGCCGCTCCACGCGTTCACAGTCGAGCTTGCGCAGGGCGATGCCCACGCGCGTCTGCACATCCTTGGTCAGGCTCTTCGAGTCGAGCTTGAGGCCCGACATGCACGCATCGGCGAGCGTGAAGTGCGCTTTGACCGCCATCTCAGCCGAATTCATCCACGCGCTCAGCAGATCGGTAAACGCGTCGGGCGCCTCGCGCGACAGCTGCTCGGGGTCGAATAGCGTGCGCTGCTCCTCGGCGTCGGGCCAGTAGCGTTCGCCCTGCTGCGCGAGCGCGAAAGCCTCGGCGAACAGCTGCTCGCGCACGTTGGCCAGGCCGGCGATGTTGACTTCCTCGCCTACCTCCACGGGCCAGAAGCGCCGGCCGCCGGTGGGGTCCTTGTTCCACTGCCACTGGTTCGTCGTGCCGGCAAAGGCCACCTGGCGCGGGCAGCGGATCTCGCGTCGGCCGTAGGTGGGCCGGAACTCGTCGACCTGGCGCGACAGGAACGACTTCTGCCGCAGCTCCTCGGCGCGGGCCAGCGAGCCCAGCTCGCCGAACTCGTGCAGCCACTTGCCGCGGATGTAGGACATGCTGTCCTTGTGCGCCAGGTCGAGCTCGGTGTCGCTGAACCACTCACCGGCCAGCACGCGCAGGGCGCTGCTCTTGAGCCTGCCCTGCGCGCCCTCGAGCACCAGGCAGTAGTCGAACTTGCAGCCCGGCCGCAGCACGCGCATGCACATGCCCACCAGGTAGTAGCGCGCCACCTTGCGCGCGTAGTCGCTTTCGGGCACGCCGAAGAAGTCGGCCAGCCAGTGGTCGACGCGCTCGGTGCCGTCGTGCTTGAGAGTGCGCAGCCAGTCGAGCACCGGATGAAACCGCGCCGCGTGCGCCGCCTCGTTGGCCGCCTCGGCCACCATCGCCGCCCCGGGCACGAAGCCGCAGCGGCGCGACAGCCAGATCGCGCTGCGCGTGTCGTCGACGTCTGTCCACTCGGCGGGCAGCGCGATGTTCTCGTCGTCGTACGGTGCCGGCCGGCGCTTGACCACCCGCTGCGCAAACTCGTCGAACGCCAGCACGCCGTCCCACGCCGCGTGGTTGTGCAGGACCAGCGACACGTTGGCCACGCATTCGCGGATCGCGCCGCGCGCCAGGATGTAGTGGTCGGCCCAGCGCCCGTCGTCGGGCGGCCCACCGCCGCCTCCCTGCCCTGCCCGCGCAGCTTTTGGAGGGGTAGAAGCACCCTCGGCGTACGCCGCCGGCGGCGGCGCCGGTGCCACTGCATGCAGACGCTGCGGCAGCGTCACGGCCATGAAGGCCTCGAGCCGCTCGCGCGTCCAGCCCTCCGCGATCGCGTCCGCGGCGTCCCAGCCGTCGGCGTGCGTGCCCGGCTCGCCGGTGTCGACGATGCGCACCGGGCAGCCCTGGCGGTCGAGGATCTCCTGCAGCTTCCTCATCGCCGCCAGGCCCGGCTGGCGCTCGGCGGGCAGCAGCTGCAGCGTGCGCTTGTCGCGCTGGGCGTCGGCGTCCGGCCAGGCCAGCACCGACGTGCCCTCGGGCAGCACCGACCAGTCGGCCAGGTGCACCGCCTTGCAGCCGCCAGGCCAGCTCAGCACCGGCACCGTCTCGGCCAGCGCGGCGTAGAGGGCGTCGGCCTTCTTCTCGCCCTCGACCACGATCACGCGCCCGGGCACCGGTGCGCCAGGCGGCCCCAGGCGCCACAGCCCGTACAGCGGCCGCGGCTGCTCGAACGCCTTGTAGCGCCACATCCGGCGCAGGTTGGGCCCGTGACACCAGGACAGTGGCTGCACGTCCTTCGTGCCGTCGCTTGCGTTGAAGCGGCACACCACGCCAAGCAGCCGGCCGGCGCGGTCGCGGTACTCCCAGTGCATCGGCGGCGTGCCGCGCGCGTAGTGGCCCCACTGCGTGCGGTAGTCGGGCGCATCGTCTGGCACCGGGTGCTGCGGCGTCCAGTCCTGGTCGGTGACGCGCACCTTGCGCTTGGGCTGCGCAGGCGCAGCACGCCAGCCCGTGTCGCCCATCAGCTCGCGCGCGGCGGCCAGCATCGTGGCGTGGCCGCGGATGCGCTTGTACAGGCTCACCAGGTCGCCGCCGCGGTCGCCGGCGCCGCCGCCGTTGTCGCCCCACTTGCCGGTGTGCAGGTTGACGTTGGCGCTCTTGCCGGCCGAGCCGTCGAAGTCGCCCACGTACCAGTAGCGGCCCACCTTGCGCCCGGCCGGCAGCCACTGCGGCACGAGCGTCTCGGCGCGCTCGAGCAGCGCCGCGGCCAAGGCCGCGAAGTCGATCGGCTGATGATCAGCGGCCATGCGCGCGTGCGTCTCGCGGTGGGCGTCCTAGACGAACTCGGCCCACGACCGCAGCACGTGCTCCAGGCCAGCCGGCCCGGCAGCGGCCGCTGACTGCGGTTGCGGTGAGCGGTAGCGCACCATCGGCCGCGCCGCGCCTGGCACGGGCAGCGTGCCGGCGCGTACCACCTCGCCGGCGCGCGCCATGTTCTCCAGCGTCACCCGGGCCGCGGCGAAGCCCACGCCGGTGTGCACTGCCGCGTCGCGCCAGGTGAAGCCAAGGCTCGGCAGTTCGGCCAGTGCGCTGGACAGCACCGCGCGGATCTCGCCGCGCGGTCTCATGACGCGCGCCCCCCGAACATCACGTCCCAGAAGAACACCTGGTCCACGCGCCGCAGGTCGACGAACTGCGGGTTGCGCTCGATCCAGCGGCGCAGGTCGCGACGGTGGATCAGCATCTTCACCGTCGGCCCGCTGCCGCTGCGCGTGGCAAGCAGGCCGCGGCGCGCCACCCAGTCGGCCACCGTGGCCGGGTCGCGCCCGAAGAGGGGTGCGAGCGCCGTGGCCGACCAGCGATCGGGGTCGGTGCGGTCGAGCCGCAGGCGCTTGAGCTTGACCGCGATGGCGGTGCATGTGCGTCGAAAGCCCGCGGCCTTGAGCTTGCCTCGGATCACGTTCAGGTCGCAGGCGGCGGCGGCCTCGAGGATGCGCAACTCGGCCGCCGTCCAGGCGTCCAGCCGGGTGGTGTTGGTGCGCGTCAGCCCGAGCGACGCGGCGCGCTTCTGCACCCACCAGGCCGGCCGGCCGAGGCGCTCGGCCAGGCGAAGCACGTCGCCCTTGGCCTTGGCGTGGATGTAGCCCTCGCGGATGGCGTTGTCGATGTCGGGGCGCTTGGCGTACTTGCGCGTGAACGTGAAGCCCGCGGTCTGGCCCTTGCAACCGGCGATGCCGAGCGCCGCCGCCTTGCCGCGGATGGCCGAGAGGCTGCGGTGCGGCAGCAGCGCGTGAACGGCCGCCGCGCCGCTGGCGCCGTAGTGCTGGCGCAGGAGTGCCACCTCGGTGGTGCGCCATTGGCGGCCGCGCATCGGCGGGCCGAGCGACGGCGCGCTGCCGGACGGGTCCTGCGATGCCGGATCGGCCGGCGCCGATCCGGCGCGCGGCTTGAGGTCGAAGCTCATGCGGGCAGACGGTTCCGTGTGAGCGCTGGCGCGGAGGTCATGCCACGCCCCGCCGGTCTGGCTCCGGCATCGTCGGATTGCGGCCGGAGACGCGGACGATGACCATCGCCTCGTGCAACTTGCGCTCGCTCCACTCGTGCAGCACGCGGCGCACGACGCTGGTACGGTCCTGGCCGGTGGCGCTGCAGTAGCCGTCCAGCACGGCCAGCTCGTCGTGGCCGAGCTCCACGCGCAGCTCGGTGCGCTCGAAGTGGCGGACCATTCAGAAAACCCCCGGCCGCGCGCGGCGTGCGCGCCGCCCGGGCGCTGCGCGGGTGAGGAGCCACCCGATCGCACGCGCGCGGCCACCGGCTCGCGCCGGCCAGAGGAGGAAAGCGGTACGGCGCGTCATGCGCGGAGGGCGGCGTCAGGCGGCACTGGCGGGCCCCTTGACGTCGGGTGGCACCGCCGGCGCGCCTTCGGCGCCGATCAGCTCGGGCCAGATCAGGTGCCAGTCCGATGGCCGCAGCGACCAGCGCCGCACGCCTGTCGCCGCTTCAATAGCCGGAACCAGTTGAGGCGGCACGGGGCGCGCCCCGGTCAGCCACTGATGGACGGTCGGGGGCTTGACACCCAGGCGGCGCGCCAGTGCCGACGGGCCGCCGATCGCCGAGGAAGCTCGCGTGATGGCATTCACATGGTGATCGTAAGGCATTGCCTAGGTTATGCGCAAGGCATTGCCTGAGACGCTCGCCACAGGTGACAGTTAGGCGATGCCTAAGCAGGGGCGCACCACCGCCAATCCGCTCGGGAAGAAGTTCCTCGAGATGATGAAGCTCAAGGGAATCGAGGACGACTACACCGCGCTCGCCGCCGCCTTCGGGGTCAAGGTGCCTTCGGTGTATGACTGGATCGACCACGGACGCTTCTCCAAGGCGCGCTACGCGGAACTGGTGCGCTGGTCGGGCCGTTCGCTCGACTGGTGGTTCGACATACCGCCGCCCCTTGCCGCCGAGAACGCGTTCGCGCCGATGCCGATCCCCCAGCGACCCATCCTGGCGCGTGAAGTCCGCGACAGCGAATGGCCTTTCTCAACGATCGAGCCCGCGAGGTATCGCGCGCTGCCCCTCGCCGAGCATCAGCTGGTAGAGGCCTACGCAAGAGGCGTCCTCGACGAGTGGGAACGGCGCCATCCAGCCAAAAGCCCAGCCGCGCGGGCATAGCTGCGCCCGCATCTTCCGCTTCCGACCCCGCCTGCATCCCGACGATCAGTTCGTATCGACGCACTGGTGAGCCCATATGCAAGACCCCGCTGCACTCGGTCAAGCCGCACAGCGGGCCCTGGCCAACCGCGCCGAGACCAAGGCCATGCAGGTCCTGATGGGCATGGTCACGGGCATCGTCGCCGACGCCCATCTGCACGACATGGAGATCCAGCTCCTGAGCACGTGGTTGGCCGATCGGCGCGCCACTGCCGAACAGTGGCCGGGCTGCGTCATCGCGGCTCAGGTGCGGCAGGTGCTCGCCGACGGTATGGTCACGGCCGACGAGCGCGAGCATCTGCTCGGCGTGCTGCAAGAGCTGGCAAGCACCGACTTTGCAGCCACGGGCAGCGCCGAAGCCGAACCACTCGCGCTGCCGATCGACGAGTCACGGCCCGTCACGTGGCACGATTCGAGCGTCGTGCACACTGGCGTGTTCATGTTCGGCACGCGGACGCAGTGCGAGAAGCTGACCGAGGCGATGGGCGCGCACCCGCTGGCTAACGTTACGCGAAGCACCGATGTGCTCGTGATCGGTACACGCGTGTCCCCGCACTGGGTCAACGAAAGCTATGGCCGAAAGATCATGCAGGCTGCCGAGATGCGAGCCAGCGGGCACCGGATCGCGATCGTGTCCGAGCGGTACTGGTTCGCCGCTGCCAAGGCCGCCGGCCGCGTCTGAACGTGCGAATCACGCGGCCAATCAGCGCAGCGCTTCGGCCCGGCCCACTCACGTGGGGGGAGCTCTGGGAAGGCCCAGACGACGGGCTCGTGACCTGTTGGGAGCGGGGTCGCGAGTTGGCCCTGCAGCGCCCCGGACTTGCTGATGCTGCCATCGGTGGTGAACTGGTGCCGCTTCCCTGGAAAGGCGGCGTCGACGCGCCGCTCAAGTCCGGGCGCAAGTTCGGGACGCTCTTCTACCTGGCCATGTGGCGAGGCCTCCGTGGAGAGGATCTCGACTTGGATCCCATCAGTACCGAGACCACTCTCACCTGTACGCGCTTCGGGGTACAGGTGACCTTTACCTTCGACGCGTCCAAGCACACGCCGCCGGCGTAACCGCAGGGGGAACGTCCGCTCGCGCCCAGGTGTTGCGAGCGACTTCTGCCAACGTCGGCCTCCGCGGCCGCACCGTCCCTTCACCCGACCCGCTGAAACCAGCCCGATCACGTACAGCGCCCTTTCTTAGGCAATGCCTTGCTTTTTTGTTGGCATTGCCTAATACTGCGCTCCGTCCTCACCCGACGGAGCGCCCATGCCACGCACCCCCACCACGCTGCAGGCCCAGGCCGAGCAGCACGCCAACGAGGCCCACAGCCGCCGCCTGGCCGAGCTGCGTGAGCTGGCCCCGCTGCTGGCCCGGCTCGACGAGCTGGTGCCCGCGCTGGCCGAGCGGCGGCTGAACGTCTACCCCGAGAACCTGTCGCTGCAGCGCCTGCGCACCGGCGACCTGCTGGGCCCGCGCCACAAGGTGCTGCGCATCACCGGCGCATTCAGCCTCTACCGCAGCGAGCGGCCGGCCTGGTACGAGGCGTTTCGCGCACTCGGGTTCCGGGTCGTCAAGCACGACGCGGCCAGCACCACCTACCCCACCGCCGTGCTGCGCAAGGGCCCGCTGCTGGTGTGCGTGGACCTCACCCGCAGCGAAGCCGAGCAGCTGCTGGCCAGCACGCCGGCCAGCGGCGAGCGTGAATCCCGCCCCGTCGCGGAGGCCGCATGAGCGCCGGCGCCCCCGACACCCTGCACCGCTGGCCGCAGGTGCCGCTGTACGGCGCAAGCCGGCGCGGCGTCGAGCGCCCGCGCTGGCCGGCCGGCGTGCAGCACATCGAGCGGCCGCAGCCCG